TTTTCGTCATCGCCGTCAGGCTCCCAAGTGCAGTATTTGATGTCATTCTGGTATTCATAGAAAAGAAAGTCAAATACGTTAGATTGGTCTTCTTCCGTTTGACAGTAAATTTTAAGATTATTCAGTCTCATAGATTGGGGGGTTCAAACGGCAATATTCATTAAACGTTATTTTCATCTCCTTGTCGGTCAGATTGCAGTTCTTTGCTGCCTTGGGTAAATTCCATCGGGCAGCGAACAACATTTCCATAGATTGTCGGGTTTCTGGTCTCATATTCGTAGCATTCAATAATTTCTTTGTACAAGGACGGAGGGTGAATTCTCATAGAAAAAAGTAATAGGTCGTTTTTGGCCCGGAATTTTTTTTCCGTCTTTTTTGGAATTAAAAGCTAATTTTGGTCAGAGGGGAGTTGCATATGCCAGGGTGTCTTCATCCAGCATGGCACGACACACCTCAAGAACATCCATGAACTGATCAACGGTCTCGCAGTCTACCACCTTCTCATCACCTTGCTCAGAGTACAAATAGAACTTTCGTGCCACGGGATCAACAACGCAGCGGGAAAGAAAATCTTCTTGCATGGGTTTCGTTTGATTACCTGCTTATTATAGGACCGTGAGGGTCAGGTGTCAACCCTTTCTCCATTTGGTTTCTCGACGATCATAGTCCCATCCACCAACAAGGAAGTTTTCATTGCCACCAGGATAATCATCAGGAGTATCTCCTTCATAAACCACGGTCAGTTTCTCATCATGGTTCATTGGGTTCAACCATCTAGCTGCCCATACCTCATAGAAGCAATGAATGTTTGCTCCTGTTCCAGACTTAACTACAATTCTCTTTCCCCACTCAATTTTATCAACAATTAAGTCTTGGGAATAACCGATCTGTGTCAGGGTGACTGTAATCGATTCTGGGTCAATTAATCCGTCCCAATACTCTGGTAATTCGATTATATTTTTGTCTTTGAGTTGACCTCTTACATAGATTCCAGGTTCTGGGCCCTCTGTAACAATGTGCCTGATTCTTTTTTTACTATCCCTTACATGAGGAATGTCAAAGTTGGCAACAAGTTTATTACCCGTTGTTGTTCCGTTAATGGTTCCACTTACGGTCAAATCACTATTAACAGTGAAATTATCAATCTGTGCATTGCCATGGACTAATCTACCACATGCATCATCTGGGTAGTCTGTATCATCTGTGCCTGCGTATGCAATGTATTGCAAATTGGTTTTCTTAGATCCAGTTATATCACCACCGCAACTCTTAGTTGACTCCGGTTGACCAGGTGGTACGAATTCTTCTGCTGCCATTACTTAGTCTCCTTTACGTCATAGTGATATCCAGAGATAGAATACTGATCATTATCTCCTGGGTAGTCTGCTGGAGAGTCTCCTTCATATTCAGAAATGAGTCTCTCACCATCTGCACGAGTTCCGAACACATGGTAGTAACAATCAATGGGTAGTCCACCATTTGATTGTAAATGAATCTTGTTCTCTCCGATTCTCTTTACGATGATGTGCTGATGAGCACCAATCGGTGTTAGGTTTACTGTGATTGTTGTTGGGTCAACCAATTTCTCCCAATATCCAGGGAGAATAATCTCAGTTTTGTTTTTGACACGACCCCTAAAGTATACATCATTTGATGGACCTTCAGGACAGGTGTGTCTCAGACGATATCCCTCTCGTGTTGGGTGAGGAATATCAAAGTTTTTCTTAGCGGACAGAATGTGGCCACCACAGCGAGACATCACCTCTCCCTGTGCTACAACGTTTCCTTTGACATTAGAGTTACCAGAAACGAAAAGGTCTGCCTGAACTGCTGTGTTTCCTTTTACATACAGTGACAAATTACTAGCAACAGAACCGCAGATAGCCCCGGTAACAGAACCTTTTGGACCAGCATCCACTCTAGGACCAATCATTACCGTAGCAGGTGGTGGAAATGAAAATCCAGTGCTACCCACATTCAATGGACCCTGAATATAAGAGGATCCGATAATTTTTTGTGGTCCAATACCTAGTGCTGTTGGTATGACATTCTCTGGGCAAACCAATAGTTGCCCATCATAGATATGCCCTTCATCAAACTGAAATGCCATGATACTCCTACTTTATTTGTCCTGGTTTTTTCTTTGGATTGGTCGCACAAGAGACACCATTAATTATAGGGGATATGAGTTGTGTCCCTAACTTACCATTTATAGTCAAAACTCCTGTCGTCAGAAGTTTAAGTGACTGTTTTGCATCAAGGGTAATGTTTTTTGAGTCAAGTTTAATTGATTGATTTCCCTCAACCCAGACCACACCTTCTGGATCTTGTCCCGTAGCGACAATCTCTACATCAGTGCCTTCGATGCGAACTTTTCCATCTCTAGCTCTTAATATTATATCACCATTCTCTGCATTTAGGAAGATAGCATTCTGACCTTTACTTAAATCCTCACCTGAGTTTACTTGAGTTGCTCCAGGAGCATTCATGGTGGTCCAACCCTCACGGACACCATCCTCAGTCATATCAAAGAAGTGTCTACCATCAAGTCCCTTGAGTTCAATACTGGACGTGACAGATTTATCCTTGCTGATACCTCCAAAGGAGATAGCACCATTCATTGCTCCAATAACTTGTGTCCAAAAATTTCTCTTTTCTGCCATGACTTAAAGGATTGTCCTAATATTTATTAGTAACCCCCATAGCCTCCGCCACCAGATGGCGGTGAAGGTGGAGGTGAAGGTGAAGGTGATGGGGCAGGAGCGGGTGTAGATGTTGTGTTAGTTGTTGTAGTAGTTGTTCTCGATGGTGCTGATTGTCTAGTCCCTGTTGATCTGGTTACAGTTGAAGTTGCTGTTGTTTGTTCTGCGGTTTGAACTTCCTCTGCGGTGGCCTCTGTCGGAGTAATCGTAGTTATTACTCTTTCAGCAACACCTGTGACACTCTCTTGAAGTGTGTCATAAACTCTCACACCAGTATTTCTAACTCCAGCATATTTTACACCATTATCAAAGAATACATTACCATAATAAGGTTTACCGTCAAGATATCCGTTGATTTGTAGACCAACAAGGTCATAAACCTGAACAACTTCTTCTGGGCCTGCAACTTCAGGAACCAGTGGATCACGAATAACCTCAAACACTGGAATGAATTGTGCATTTACACCTGTTTCGGTGTCCATGAAAATTGTTGGAAGACTTGTATAGTTTCCGCCACTATTAACCTTTACCGAATTAATTTTTCCAAATGGATTACAGTCATATGTCAGAGTTGTTCCATTCTTAGGTTCAATCACTACCTGATCTACACCACAGTTATGATTGATACCGGGATTTGTGACGATAACATCTGTTAATTTAATCAATGCAGGATATTGAGGCACCGTTTGTCCTGGTGGAAGGTATCCTGTCCCACTATCACGAACTAAAACACGACGAACTCTACCAGTGTTTTTTCCCGCTGAATTGAATAAAAGTTCCGTCTCCAATACCGCACCACTTCCATTGTTACATGGGTCAATAACTTGAATTCTTGGTGGACTTGTATATCCATATCCACCATCAACGATATCAACCGCAATAATATTACCCTCTAGGTCAATAATTGGATTTGCTTTTGCTCCGATCCCACCACCACCAAAAAAGTTAAGTGTTGGAGGTCCACATGGTTTTGGAGAGACATCACATGGATCCTTCCTTTTTAAATCATTAATAGTGAGAGCATTGACATCAGTAATTGAAAGATATTTTACTTCATTATCACCATTAACAAACACAAATGTAGTCCCTGGAGACATTTTTTCATAATTATTTGCCTCTTCAATAGTAAGCCCCTGAACATATCCATCAAACTGACTGATATATCCGACTTTTATATTATCTCTTGATGGTGGTTGTATTGGCATTATGTCCCTCTCGATGTAATCGTTCCAATGGTATTTCCTTGTTCATCAATAATTCTACCTTCCCTCACTGCTTGTCTTTCAGCATCAGTGATAGGTTTATCTAAGTCATCCCCAATATCATCTACCTCTGGTGTCGGTGCTGGATTTTCTGCTTGTGCTGCTGCATTATCAGCAACCTGATTTGGATTTGGTTTTTCGACACCAGGTTTGCCACTGCCTCCCTCTTGCAATGTATATGTATCGTTCGGAGAACACATTGGTTTTGGATCACAATCAAAGAATTGTGTGATCGATGAAATAAATCCAAGCGATGCTGCAATATCAAAGTTCATTCCACCCAAACCACCAAGTCCTCCAGCAAGACCAGCGATTGCCCCACCTCCAGTAATTGCTCCAAGTATCGCTGGGTTTGCTCCAGCAAGAGGTCCTAGAATTCCAACGAGTGAGTTAAGATCACCAGACTCAATAGCAGAGAATGCCTGTCCGTAAGCGGCCACTTGAGGACCAAAGAGTGATGTAATACCACCGACAACATCTCCGCCATTGAGAATGTCTGTAGCAGTGGAAACTATCGCAGGATCAACTCCTGCCAGACCAGCAAGAGATGAGAGACCACCGATAACATCACCAGTTTGTAGAGCAGATGTTACATCACCGATCAGTCTAGGATCAACACCCAGTTGTTGTGCTAAAGCAGTTGATAACCCTCCGACTAAACCACCTGATGCAAGTGCAGCGGCAACGGCAGGAACTGTGATACCATTAGCAGAAGTAGTTGCTTGAGGGGGCGATCCTGCTGCCTGAGTCCCTGCAGCAGATCCTGCACCAGCTAAGGAAGTTGAAACTCTGTTAATCATCGGCGCTATCGCAGTATCAACCGATTCCATGATGGTGCCAAGAGTTGATCCTAAAACTTCACCAACTAGTTCTTCAGTAGAGCAAATTGGATTTGGTGTGTAGTATCCTTCAGGCGGAAGTGGTGGAACATTAAAGTTAGGATCAAATTCTGATACAGTTCCAACTTGAGGTGCTGTAGAATTTACATCAGTGGTGGGAGTTGTAGTATCGTTTGGTGCCGATGAGGGAGCAGATCCAACTGGAGGTGACGAATTTCCTTTTCTACCAAGAATATTCAGAAGTGCTCCTAAGATTGTCCCTGCCAATCCACCGACGATACCATTGAAAGCACAGCACAGTGCTTCAAAACCCTTCACCAAATCATCTAAAAGTTGAATACGAATTGATGGTGGTGAGATCTTTAAGAGGGGTTGTGCAATATCATTAACTTGTTCTGTTACAAAGTTCTGAACCTTACCAAAAATTTTCTTCATGTGCTTTGAAATTTCTTTCGCTGCGTCACCCAGAATTTCATTTATCTCTTTGAATGCACCTTTGATTGGTAGAGACACTGCACTCGTATATTTCTGCAGTGCTTTCTGTGCATCCTGCATTTTTTCAGTCATGTTTTCAATGACTGTTTGAATGGCAGTCATCTCTGAACTCTGCTCTGGATCAGGACATGCCAGAGCGTGCTTTCTCTTCAGAACTTTTTCTTTCTTATTATCCTCTGCTGTTTCTTGATGAATAGCATCAGCAGATTCTTTTGTTGGCAATGTACCAGACGAAGGTTCTTCAGCTGCTAACTCAGTATCAGCAACTTTCTTTGTTGTATCTTTATCTGCTCCCTTTGAATGATGACTTTGTGGAGTAAAGTTCTGGGCGTCCGTAGATGCTTTAGTTTCCTGCTCCTTCTGCCATCTTTTTAATGCTTTTTGATAAGATTTGGCCCCAGATCTTGTATTTGGAAAACTATCCCTACTAGGTCTCTCTGTATTTTGATTAGTCGCAGCGACTGATCTACTTCCTGGGCCACCAAGTCCAGTTTTAGTTTTTAATCTAGTAGTTGCATTGTTTCCTAACACCCCCATGATAACAGGAACTTGACGATCCTGACTATCAAGGAAAAATCCAAAGACGAAATTACCCTGTTTGAGCGCAGGTGTTTGGAATGATCCACCCTGACCACCACCAGCAGTGATCGGATACATTACTTGCGCCCAAGGCAATTGCTCGGATTTAATTGATGCTTCACCTTGATCGTGAATACCAATAATCCTTACTTTATATCTGTACCCCCAACCAGGGGTATCATTTTTGCTCTTTATCTTTCCGGCACTTATGTTTTCTCTCCAGGTAGAATCGTCAGCAATTTGGCCAACCCACCAAAGAAAATTACCGCCAAGAAATCCTGGATTAAAAAGTGCTCCTCCTTCCATCAGTCCTCATAAATCCTGCATTCGTCTGCTTCTGGGTTTTCGTCACAATACATTTCAAATGCGGTTGGATCATGGTCATCGTCTGGATGCGCTGCTTGATACAACTCTAGATGATGCAACTCGTCTTCTGTGTGACGACGCATCTGTGGTGACAATGTTGCATTATCCAGCAAATCTTTGTCATCATTGATATGTTGCTGAATACTTCTCTCTTTACTCATAATGGAATACTAGTAGTGTGGTTTCCTTTCCGACCGAAAGAATCTCTAACAAGATTCAACTTCGTGTACGTTTCCTTAGATGATATGTAATGACATAAGTCAGCTATAATATATAGACCCCCTGATTCCTTGTCAAGGTCATCACCTTTTTCTGCACGGAGGCCTGGTTTGTCAAAAAACACAACGTCTCCTGCATGAAGACTAAAGTCTCCTGCGATTGTAACTGTCTGCATTCCTGTAAACATTTGATTGTATCTACGGATTGCTTGATTTAATACTTTTTGAGATTCAAAATTTTGATCTGTTGAACCATCAATTTGTTGCTCTGTTGTTCCTGTTGGAAGAGTGCCAGTATCAATCAACATGTATGTTGTTCTTGTAAAAGTTTCTTTCGGATCAAACTTTTCATTTAGTGTTGGTAACTCTTTACCACCCAACTGAGTTCCCTCTTCCGTTTCATCTGCAGTTTGTTTAATAACCTCATAGTGACAGTTAAATGGATCAAAGACAACTATCCTTGTACCATATGCACCCATCTTAAATTTTTCTTGTGCATCGATTCGATTATCACCTTCTTGATCTAAAACCTTTGTGTCATAACCTGCAGGCAGTTCAGCAGATTGATTGAAGATCAGAGACTTTTTCTGCTTTTGATCAAAGAGACCATCGATTGATTTGAATTTAAATCCATCGGCAGTTTCAAAGAAGAAGAACCCAGCAGACTTACCTTTCTCTCCAGCAGTGGATGGAACAGATGCTTTTGAAAGCCAGTTTATCACATAGTATGGTTTTTGATTGTTCCCTAAGAAATTATAGTTATTGCTAGTCTCTTCAATATCTAACTCTTTCTCTGTCAACAAAAAGTCTTCACATACTCTTTTAATGTGATCGGATATTTTCCCATCGAATCTAATATTAACTCTTGATTTACCCTCTTCGTTTCTAATGAATTCCTCCGATACTAAGTCTAGTTGCACCAGTGTTCCGACCGTATCCTCTGCTCCTGGAGTAACCTTATTTACATATAGTGTTGCCTTTACACTGTTTTCATTATTATCTCTAAACTTCAGTGTAACCTCTTCGGTTCCTACAAGAGGTAGTCCTTCAACAACACTCTTACCATCAATGGAATTACCAGTGTCAATAAACGTTACTTCTGCTTTTACTGTGTCTTGAAGAATACTTTCATAATACATGACACGAACAATTCCAGTAGCAAGACTGACATTCTTACTCTGATCTTTGTTAGAGGTTACTTCTAATTTGTCTATAAAAGCAGGTACTGCTTGTTTAGATCCTGATGGTGTTTGCGTCATTCTTTATTTCTCCTTATCTCTATTTAAGCACCTTGATACAGAGTATCAAACGATGAATTTTCTGTTCCACCAACCGGAACCTTAACGACAGATTTGGATCCAGATCCAGATGAACCACTTGACATCGCTGGCATTGGAACGACGACAGTTTCATCAGCACCAGACTCATAAGAAGCATATGCTCTCAGAACATTTACTGCTTCTCTACCCTTTGCCTTATTCAAATCATACAAGAATCCAGGAACTTGTGCTTCAAGAGCTGCTGTAGAATCAGCGTCAATGATAAATTCTCTTCCTCTTTCTGCCAGAACATAGAGACCTTTTCCTTTGGTAGGACCACCTTTTGCCATGTATCCTTTTATCTTTGCTCTCATTTCATCGCCACCTTCACCATATTTTTGGCCTGGTCTCAGTTTATCTAAGTCCCATCTTTCCATTGCAGCGATCCTACCATATGCTGTGCGATTAAGAACTGATGGATTTCCCCTACCATAAGGACCATAATTCTCATGCATAACATTTCCATCCAAGTTAGATCCTGCTTCACCATGTGTCATGATTTTATTCAAATTGATATCACTCTTAGACCATCCCCATCCTTTTGCGATTCTTGCAGCCTCCTTTGCCATAGAATCTAATTGTGCTCCTGTTGGCCATGCATAATTTCCTGATCCACCTGCCATGGCAGCGACAGACAGTCCAACTGAATTTGTATTTCTACCATAGGTATGACCCCCACCTCCAGTATATGGATACTGTTGATGCATCTTACCATCACCAGTGAAGACTGTGTGATATGGCCCAACTACACTATTATACCCACCTGCTGTCCAGTGTAAATATATTGCCTTACCAGACTTTCCAGTCCCAGTTGAAAGCATGTCTGCTCCACCAGTTTGTGCAGGTGCGGCTGGTGGAGAATGAGAACCACTCGGGGCCGTAGTTGTGGCGGAGGATTTTTTACCTTCTCCAACCTTGTCAGGATCGCCAAACAATCCACCAAATGCTCCCTTGCCACCAAAGTCAAACATTCCAAAAGTAGCGATTTCTAATCCTTGCCTTATCTGCTCTCTGATTCTTGCATCAAACTTAGCAAGATTCTTTCTTTGCTTCATTCTACCTTCATCAGATAAGAATGGATATCTAATTAATTCAACTGCATATCTAAATGGTGCTCCAACAATATCAAGTAATGTTCCGATTCCTAATAAATTAAAGTTTAAAAATTGTGCTCCTTTGTAGAGAAGAAGATTAAGGCCTTTTTGTGGGAGATTAATTAGTGGTGTTTCTTCATATCTCTTCTTAGCACCCTCCTCTAACTCAGTTCCCATCTTCCTGAGTTGGAAAGCACCTTCACCAAGACCAGAGGCAAGAAGACCGACACCTGCGACAATACCAGCCGCAACTGCACCACCACCAGCAACGAATCCTACAAGTGCTTTTCCTGCACTGATAACTCCACCACCAATCTTTCCAGCAACACCAATAAGTCCACCAATACCTTTAAACTTAAGTATTGCCAAACATGCAATTAAAGTTGCATTTAAGAATGTATTTAAATGCTCCGAAAGTTCATCAAATTTTTTGAGTCCATCCTCTCCAAAATTATCTTTAATCCAACCTCTAAAGTTATCATATAAAGAATATCCCCAATCAATAAACGTCACTAACCCATTAAAAATTGTACCTGCGATATCCTCAATTGTTTGAACAACACCTTTCATGGTGTCCAAAAATCCTTCTAGTTTGGGAATAAGATCAACTGCTCTTACGGCAAGAAAACCCAGAAGAGTATTTAATAGGAAGTTTGTTATCCTGTCCATAAATGACATTTGTCCGCCGCCACCTCCTCCAGACTCTGCCTCCTTCTTAGGTTTCTTAGCTTCAAGTGCTGATTCTCTTGCCTGTGCTTTTTGTTGTTGCTGTTGTTTTCTTCTTTGATCTGCTCTCATTTTATCTAGAGCAAGAGATCCTTTTAGAAGAGTTTGAATTTTAGTTAATGATTGATTGATTGACTGAAGTGGGTCTCCACCGACAGGAGTTGATGTACTAATAGAAGATTTCGGTGCTGAAGGAGATGTTGTTGGTGAAGCAGAAGACATTGAAGTGGAAGATCCACCCCTACCAAGCAATTTTTCCTTTGAAACTTTTGTAGTCTTTGCTTTTACTCCAGAAGTTATCTTCTTTCCGACAGCACCTTTTGATGCTCCAGCGCCGATTCTACCAAGTGCAGCTAACATCTTATACTACAACCCCCAATGTTTGTGTCTTGGTTCTAGATCCAGAAGTTCTAGCACTGAATGCAGGAGGTTTGCTCCCTAAGGTTTGCTCACCACCACCAGCATCTCCCCCTCCCTGTTGTGGTGGAGCAATGACAACACTAGATTTTTTTGCCATTGGAGGATCAACCCTTGGTGCCTTGTAATTTTGAGTTGGACTCATTTGCATAGAAGATCCTTTTCCTTCATCAGGAGATCCAACAAAGTAGTTCTTCACGCTTTTAACAAAATTCATTAATGGTCCATCTTGTTGCTGACCAACCATATTTGTAACTGCCTTACTTGGAGATTTTGGTTTTCCAAAAGATGTAAGTTTAGTTGCCCCACTATCCTTCATATCCTCTTCTGGGAAGGGAAGGAATGTTTCTTCATGAGTTTTTGTTGATGCCACTGGATCAGGGGGAGCGGCCTCTGGAACATGTCCTCCCTCAGCAAACTTCAAATAAAGATGTTCTGCTTTTAATGGAGCAACAAGTCCACCAGTTTTATAATATCTTGGAGCAACAAAACCGCCAGTTTTGTAATGTCTAGGAGATGCTATATTAAAAGTTTTCTTCGGATTTAAATTGAATACCATCCCTCCAGTGGAATAGTTTCCACCAGATGGTTCACCGCTACCGCCACCAGCAGCATTCAGTGCTGCAAACATTCCAGAACCAAACTTATCTACAGCACCCTTACTGATAACATATTCACCAGCAGTTAACATTGCAGGCACGTTATCAATACCACCAGGTCCTTTGACTATACCACCTTTTACCATTCCATTGGGTTTTTCAGGTGTTTCGCCTGGTTCCGATAGTTCTTGTGTTTTTTGTTGAATTGCTGCTAGATCTGGTGAAGGAATTTCATTTGGATCTTGTGGACCACCTATTTGTTTCTCCGAATCCTTTGATGCGGTTTCTGCTTGCTTTACACCTTTCTCCACATCATTCCCAAATCCAAATATTTTTTTGGTTGCATCGACAAGTTTTGGAATGAATCCAATTGCTAGTGCAGTAATGCCTATGATCAAACCAGCAGGGCCAAGAAGTGCTCCTCCAAATAAAATCAAACCAGCAAGGAGAGTTGGCCACCAGTCCTTAATGAATCTGAATATTGTTTCTATCTTTCCTTTATTTTCTTCATCCTGGAACCATTCAAACATTTTAAATATTGCTCTACCAAGAACAACATTTGTTATGAAATTGAACAGTTTTTCAAACATGCCCTTCACAGGACTTGCAATTTTTTCTGCTGTACCTTTAACTGCATCTAAAGCACCACCGCCGGATTCCAGCATTTTTTCTCTGGCGGTTGCTTTCTTTTTCTGTTGTTGCTGTCTACTCTGAGTTGCTTGACCTTTATCAAACTTCTGCTGTTGCTCTAATGTAGATGCTATTGATTGAACTTTACCTGCAATCTCAGTAAAGACCGCACTATTATCTTGTGACTTTAGCTGATCTGCAACATTTTTTTTGTTAGTCTGTATTATATTTTTAATCCTGGTAATCTTTTCTGCGTTTACCTTTGTTGCCTTCTCATTATCGTTTACTTTGACACGGGTAGTTCTAAGAATGCGAGAGAGTTTAGCAATCTTCGACTCTCCTCCCATTCCACCCAAATCAGATCCACCACTATCCCTACCCGTCAATTTTGATGCGGATATCGTTGTAGATCTAGTTTGTGGTGTACTTACCGTATCATCCATTAGATGCTTGCTGTTGTTTTAGTTTTTCTTCCTCAAGATGTTGCTGCAGCAACCCGACGTAAATGTCTCTTTCCCAAGGCATCCAATTTTCAATCTCGGTTAAACTATATTTATGGTACTGTACCAAGGCAAAATTAAGTCGGAAATAATTTTCCAGATCCATATGGATCATACCTAGGCGAAAAAACTTGCCAGTCCCTCAATTACAACATCACTTTCTTTTTTAGTTTTGGGATTTTTAACTTTAACCGTGTGAGATAATTTAGGCATGGTCTCAAAGAACTTCTCAATATCTTTGAACTGGGAGGAGTTCATAGATTCCAAGAATTCATTCAACTCTTTCTTAGTACAATCAGCGGCCGCCCAAACTTCATCCTCAGTAAAGATTGTACCAATGCAAGATGCAATCAGTTCAAATGATTGATCCATTGCACTTTGTTCTTTAAGATCAAAATTATTCTTAATGAACTCATCAAGAGATGGATACTTCATCTCCATCATGATTGTATCATCAAGTTGAATTCTATTTGAGTGGGTATCACTTTTCTTCACCTTAATATCATCAAGGTTAATAGTGACTGCTACTTGTGTCTCCCCATCATCTGGACAGATGAGATTAACTTCAAGTTCTTCACCAACAGACTTACCACGAATGTTAAGGAACAAGTATTCAATATCAAACGTAGGGAGTTGTTCTACCTTGATACCTCTGGTAAGAATACAGTTTTTGATGACAGCTCTGATTGCTGTTGAGATCTGTTTCGTATCCTCACTCTCCAGTGCGATAACAAGTAACTTCTCTTCTTTTACAAGAAACGGTCTGTACTTAATCGTTTCTCCTGTTGATGGCAACTCAAGTTCATATGTAGGAGTCGCAATTTTTGGTAAAGGCATAATATCTTTTATATAAAGATTTCAGTATGATTATTTATTGGGTTATCTGAAAAGTCCAGATATACCCGATCCGATGGCAAGACCTGCATTAATAGCTTGACTAAAGTTAAAATTATTTGTTGCCGCTTGATTAAATGGATTTAAACCCTCTGGCGCATCATAGTTCTCATTACTGATGAAGTATCTGGTGTAGTTTAATGATACACTACACTTTAACAGTGATGATGCATCATATGAAACTGGAATCGAAGATATTGCAACTGGAAATATATTAACGAACTTATAAGTAAGAGGTTTAACTGAACTCCTTTGATTCAAGTTTTTTTCAAACTTAGTAACCTCTAAATCTCCCTTGTATTGTTCGGGAAACTTTACTCTATAAGCATAGTTTTCATTTTTAAGATCTCCGGTTTCGTTCATAATAAATTTAATCCAAGACTCAAAGAATCTAATCGGCATATATTGTTCTGCATCACAATAGAATGTTAAATCAATTCTATCTTGATAGATACGACGATATGCATGTCTCTCAGTAACTCCACTCCTATCGTTTGTCAACTCTGTAGTTGCAAGAGAAGATCCTGGTAAGGTTGCCTCTGAACACATCAGTTGCAATCTATCCTGATTCAGAGCAAGGCCATTCTCTGCCATGTATTGTCTGAACCCTGCTTCATCTCTTGGCAATCCCAGATAAATTGAGAAGTGAGATGTAGTCGCAGGATTGAGTAGTTTGCTCTTTATCTGAGATACACTTTGTGATTGTGGGGCAAGGGAAGCCATTTATAAATAATTTTTGACTTATATATTATGTATAAGAGAATGGCGGAAAGTATTAAGAGTAGATATAAACCATCTTACCCACAAAAATACAAAGGCAACCCTAACAATATTATCTGTAGAAGTAGTTGGGAAAGAAGATTCTGCAGATGGTGTGACCTTAATGAGAATATTATCTCATGGGCGTCAGAGGAGTTTAGTATACCATATGTTTCTCCCGTTGACAATAGAGTGCATAGATACTATCCAGACTATTTGATTAAAGTTAAGGAGTCTGATGGTAAGATCAAAACTTATGTGGTTGAAGTGAAACCTAAAAAGCAAACTGCACCACCTAAGAAACCGAAACGACAGACTAAATCATATCTTTATGAGTGTAAGATGTATGCAGTCAACCAAGCAAAGTGGAAAGCTGCCGATGAGTTTTGTAAGGACAATCGTATTGAATTCAAAATCATCACCGAAGAGGAGTTGGGTCTTAAATGAGTCGTTTAGAAGGGAACGAAATCAACAACGGGACAAATGATCAAGAGGACATGATGTTAGAAATCATGGATGCTCTGAAGGGAACGGTTGCCCCTGTTCCTGATGTTGGTCAGTTGTGTACCTTCGTTTATAATGCAAAGACTCCTAACATCACATATGATCAACATCCCTTAGTCGCAGTGACTGAAGTATTTCGTTGGGGATTTCGTGGATTGAATTTTCATTGGCAAGAGTATAGACAATATACCTGGGAAGAACTGGCAGGACAAGTGTATATTGTGATGCCAGATGAACTGGAACACCTGCTTGCTATTCCATATGCGAAAATGATACTAAATAAATAAAAAGTCCTGACATAATGGCTGTAACAAGCGAACCCACACCAGTCAAATTACCTGCTATTACGTCTGGAACTAGCGTTCGTAATAGAAAAACAATAACACCTGCTAAGACGGTATACACTGCCACCAAAGTAGAGAAAGTAACCAGCACTGATGGAAAGGTCCAGTACCAAACCACCGTCATTCAATATGATAACGCAAACAAAGATAATCCAAAAACAATCGCAACTGGTTACACATATACAGATGCAAACGGTAAATCAAAGACTGTATTAGAACCAGCAGCTGGACTAGACGAACAAACGAGAAGGGCAGTAACAACAAGACATGGAACTCGTGCAAGAGGAGGTCGGGGAAACCAAGGCAAAACTGTTGAAGTATCCATGAATGGTGCGATAGCCGATGCATCACAACAACAGATTAAACAATCTAAAGAGATACAAGCTTTAGCAAGTAATGCTTCCGATCAAGAAACTCTTGATTCTACTAGTGGACCTCAAAGAGAAACTGAAACTAATACTAATGAGAATAGCAATTCATTAGCAGCTGCAGCATCAGTAGCTGGAGATAAAGCGAGAGAACAATATGATCTTGGTCTAAGATATCCAATTGATATACAACCATCTCTCCAAGATACGTTAAAAATTTCTGTTTACAAATTTGTCCCAAGACAATTAGAGGGTTTAACTATTGCTGAAAGAGAAAGACCTGGAGATGGAAATCGTACTCCGATAGGTGCTGTTGTTTTACCAGTTGCAGGACCCAAAGACTCTAATAAAGTTGGTTGGGGTGGTAAACCCATGAGTGCTATAGATATTGCCGCATCAGATGTCGCATTATCAGGTATAACAGGTGGCATAGAGGGGGCGATCGGTGCTGTAAAAGAAATTGGTAGTGATATACAGAGTGATTCAGGAAACGTAAAAAAAGGACTTGCTGCGTTCTTTGCTGGTCAAGCGACAGGAGTACAAGGTTTATTATCAAGAACTGAAGGTATCATTGTCAATCCAAACTTAGAGTTATTATTCAATGGTCCTTCACTTAGATCTTTTGGTTTTTCGTATAAGATGAGTCCTAGAAATGAACCCGAAAGTATTATGATTAAAAAGATCATAAGAATGTTCAAGCAATCAATGGCTGCTCAAAGATCAACATCAAACCTTTTCTTAAAAACTCCCAACACATATAGATTGCAGTATTTAACTGGAGGTACTACTGAGCATGAATTCCTTCCAAAGATCAAGGAATGTGCCCTAACATCTTTCAATGTAAATTATGCTGCAGATGGAACATATGCAACCTTTGGTAATACATCTCCTATTTCATATGAACTACAATTCTCATTCCAGGAGTTGACTCCAATATTTAATGATGACTATACAGAACTTGATCAAGATGAAGACACTCGCATAGGATTCTAAAATGGCAAATCCATACTTCCGCAATCTACCAGACTTTGAATATGTAAACCGTACAACTGACGGTAGAAACATATCAGACTATACCACTGTCAAAAATTTCTTTAAGAAAGGAAAGTTAAGAGAAGATATCTTCCAAAACATCGCCTTTTTTGATAAGTATTATATTAGGGGTAATGATCGTCCAGACAATGTTGCGAATGATCTCTATGGAGACCCTACTTTAGATTGGATTGTTCTCTCATCAAATAATATTTTGAACATTCAAAGTGAATGGCCTATGGATCAATTATCATTTGATGATTTCTTACTTAATAAGTATGGAAATACAACAGAAGTATTTGGTGGAATTCATCATTATGAATCTTTAGAAGTAAAAGACAATGATGGTGTTGTGGTTTTCCCAAAGGGTCTCAGAGTAGATGAAGACCAGACAGTCACTTTCTTCGATAGAGGTTCATCATCTTATATTGAAGTGACTGATATGACTCTTGGTATTACTAACTACCAATATGAGGAAAAATTAAATAACGAAAAAAGAGAAATATTTATTTTAAAACCAAGGTATCTGAATATCGTGGTTGATGATCTTGAAGAAATGATGGAATACAAAAAAGGTTCCACTCAGTATGTGAATGAAACCCTTAAGCGTGCTCAGAATAGTAGACTATTTACTTAAATAGCAACGAATAATAAGTTGCTATAACCAAGAGGGTTAGACAAGCCCTCTCGTATGTCCATCTCATTCCTCAGCAAGTTTTTGGAAGTAGGACAGTGCATCATCTTCGTCTTCAGATGAGGATGCGGTTGCAGCAACCACAGTCTCTTCTGCCTTACGAGTTTGGAAGTCAGGAGTGAAAGAACCACGATCGCTGTCTTCGTTCTCAGTCTCTTCATCGAAGCGACGGGCAGCAGGTTTCTGTCCAAGGACATACTTCAGACGCTTCTGAAGTTCATCATAAGTCTTGAACTGATCAGCAGCAACAATCTCTTGGAGAGAATACTGCTTCTTCCAGACGGCTT